GGATCAATCATTATATAACCTTTCTTATATTTTGAATTTAGGGTCTGGCTTAGTAATCAGTCCAGACACTGCTTGTCGATATGCGCTCACTACTTCAGAATTGGTCTCTACAGCAAACATTATATTGTAGAGTGTCACTTCTTTAGGGTCTTGTACACCCGTCATAGCGATACCATTAGTAAAACCCATACCACCTTCTTGTGTAACAGTAATGAACTTCGGATCTGATAGTGTGATACTACCAGCGTTCTCACGATCTAGCTTACCAACAAATTCTCCACCCATTGTCATTACAGTTATTACATCACCTTGTTTCATATTACTCCTTCACGTAAATAGCATCCATTCTCAACTGAGAATGTAGTTTATATCCTAGCAGTTGAAGATACCCATCTGCAGGACTTGGTCGACCACCAGTCTCAACCACGATAACTGGGCTGTACTTTTTGATAGTCTCTTCAGCACCAACGAGTGCTTCTGTTTCGTATAGTTCAACATCTAGGTGTAATAGATCACATGCTTCGATGTTCAAACTATCTAACTTGACCATCTCGACCTTTGATACACGATCAGATGGGATGTTAGGGTTTGCTAGTAAAAGGTCATCAGATACAGTTCTGTGCATTCCAGTGTTATTTGGTGCTAACTGAACTAAGTTCATTGTTGTATCCGATTCGCCTAAACCAACATTATGTTTGTAGTATTGCACACCTTGGCAGTTAAAGTCAAGGCAAAAATAGTTGTCTACGTCAGGTTCAAAGGTATAAACCTTCTCAAAGATATTTGCATAGTATCTAGGATACATGCCTTGGTTACCACCCGCTTGAACTACTACATCTCTACCCTTGACTAGTTCCATCCACTTGGGTGCATCTAGTGCTAAGTCTAAGATAGGTCCATCGACTGGTCGACCTGCTACGATCTTACCAAACGCTCCTTGGTCTTGCTTTTGCCAAAGGAGCGGTGGTAGATCACAGATTCCAAAACAATCACGCATTTCAAATTTATTAGTATCATACTCCATGTATTACCCCATCATTAATATAGTAAATAGAAAAACTGCGCCCGACAAAATAAACCAGGCTAGATATATAGCAATTACTAATTTAATAATAAACCAAGTTAATTTGAAAATGCCCATAACAACGTTACTCGTTTGATTGCGTGATCAAGTCATACAACTCAGCGACTTCTTCAACGTCTTGTTGAACCTGTGCTAAGTTTTGCTTATGATAGATCGTTGCTAGTTTGCGGACGTACTTCTTTTCCAGTTCCAACTTCTCAGCGATATCATTCACTGCGTCTTTCTGAAAATCACGTTCTGCCGCAACACGTGTCATAGAGTTGTCAATCTCTTTGATTGCACCCAACAACTTCTTGCGGTCTTCTGGACTACTTAACATAATTACTCCTCATTCCAATTAATACCAATATCATTTAACATTTGTCTGGCAACCGAAGTTTGATCTTCCATTGCTTCAAACTCTTTATCCGCTTTCGTATAGATAGCGTCAAGATCAGGTACGATAGAAAACGTAGACCCGTCTGTGAATACTGTGTATGTGGTTGGGTAAGTATCATAGCTAGTAGTAAACGTGTACGATACGTTAGGTTGTTTTGGATTCCAATCACTCATAATTTATTCCTCAATTCTGGCGTCCCCGACAGGATTCGAACCTGTGACCTACGGTTTAGAAGACCGTTGTTCTATCCAGCTGAACTACGGAGACAACTATCCTATTTTTCAAATGATAAAGTGTAAGTCTTACCATTCAAGTCAAACGTAATAGTAGAGTATTCGTATACGATTTTCTCTACATTACGATAGTATGTAACATTATCACATCGGTGTTCTTTCGTGTAACCAGTAATAACTTTGTCAGTCTTCTGGCTGTTATTAGCACCGACAACTCCTCCGAGTACTGCTCCGACTGCGGCACCATCATCGTTACCTGTAGCACCTTTGCCGAGCAACCCACCAAGGAGCATACCCAGTAAAGCGCCTTCGCCAGCGTTACCGTTTCTTTTGATTGTACCATATACGGGAACATCTACAGTGACACATTCTTTCTTTGTGTACGGTGTTCGCTCAAATTTTGTAGTGTAAGAGTCGCCTACCCATGCTTTGACAGTATCACCACTGTTTGCGTATGCTGTAGTCGATGCCAATAAGGCAATCGTAGTCAATGTCGCAAGTTTCATAATCTAATCCTCTTTAACTGCACCCTCTAGTGCTTCTTCTGCTTCTACATAGTAAGCTTTATAACCATCTATAATAGCTTGTTGCTGTTGGATATAAGCACGTAGATCAGACAAGTTCATGCCCAGACTTTCATAGCCTTTATCCGTTAATGAGAAGAAAGCTACTGGTCGACCATCTTTAGATATCTTAGCAACTTGCTCATCAAAATTCTCAGGTGTCAAAATCACCCATTTAATATCACGCAGATTAATCTCATCTGCACGTGGTAAAACTAACTGTGGCTTCTCTACTGGCTTAGACGATATCTCAATTACTTGAGGTTTTGGACTGCTCAATAGACTGCAACCGCCCAGACTTAATATAATCATCGTAAAGCCAAGGGCATTCACTATTGAACGACTTCGCTGATTTTGCATTAGTCTCTTTCTCCGTTAGTTCTGCACCAGAAATTAATTCAAAGCAACGACCCGCTTTGGCTGATGCGCCATTAATAACACGTTCTACCAAGCCTGGTTTGTTGGCTCCTAGAACACCTAGATCATGCTTAGATAACTTATCAGACAGAACCGAGTTCTGCTTACGAATGTTTGCAAACTTATCGTTTAGTTCGCTGTTCGTTTCTTGTATCTTAGCATAGTCTGCTTGTAAAGAGTTAATAGTCTCTTCGTTTGTTGCGACCGCTGTCTGTAGCTTTGCATTGTTCTCTGTCAGGATCGCAATGCGTTCTTGCGTGTCATTGTAATACCAATAACCACCTGCTACCATTACCGCCATCACGATCATCAAAATACCTGCTAGTTTAAATCCCATTTTAACCTCATAGTGATAGTTTATAATACAATAGTATTTATACTGTAACCACAAGAGGCATAGTTATCTCCAAATAAGTCTGCAAAAACATCATCAGGTCCGAACGTAGAAAAGACACCAATTCTGTGAGAGCCTTTCCAATCCCAGATTGCACATGCAAAATCATCTACACTAAACGCCCATGAGTTTTCGACCTTATCGGGATCGTCATCATAATTGGGTTCAAAGCCGAGTACGTGATTAATGATCGATAAATTAACGTTACGTAAACCACCAGTGCGGTGAGATGATATATGTTCTCCATAAATTTGTACCTTTCTAATCACTTACTCAGCATCCGAGAACACGTTATCCAACTATTCTCTTCTAAGCAGTCAGACCATGTGTGTACTACGTAGGCGACTGTACAGCCCGTTAAGAACACGAAGGCTGATAGGTATGCAAGAGTCTTAATCATTAGAAGTTTTCCACTTCACCAGTTTCAAGATTTGTCATCTCAAGAATAACGAAAGGTGTCTTCAGAGACATGGTTACTTTACCAGCCCAGTCACACGCATCGCCCCAATCAACGAACTTCATCTTCTCAGTAATGGTAAGCCCTTCTGCTATACCACTTAAGACGTATTTTTGAAATTCAACTTTACACATATTATATCCTTTACTCTACCCACACATGATTGAACTTAGAGGGAATGTTCTCGCAAGAGTAGTTGTCCCCTTGTTCGTAGTTAATAACTTTGACGCACTCACCTGTTGAGTGACTATAATGAACATCAGGAATACCTAATGCTGTATTGAAGGCAAAGGCGAGTCCACCAACCAGACTCGCTACAATTGCCACTGAAACTGTATAATCGAAAATAGCTATCACACTCATCTCCTTAAAGATACGCAGGACCAGTCCACTGAACCCAAGACAGATTAGTAAAGACATTACCACGTGCTTTGTTACGTGCGGGACTCGCCCAACTTGCGGCTTTAAGAATGTCGCCAGCTTTGAACATTTTGTCATCGGCTTTCATAACGAAGCCCCAAACACTATTCTTGCTCATCACTTTGATGTACTTACGACCTTCTTCGAAGGTAAGATTTTCGTTGAACTCAGCAATCATCTGAGTGTTGATTTCAGTCAACTCTTTAGTGTAGTTGCGTGAAGTCCATTTGTAATAGTCTTCTTTGATTGCTTCTAACAGGGTTATCATCGCTTCATTCATCATATATTCACTCTCTTTCATCAATTTATACATACATATTAACACTGATTCGTGGGCTTGTCAAGGCTTTTTTTAATTTATTTCGGACATTTCGAATTTTTTTACCCCTGCTAACCACAAATCGAATGCGGCATCATCAGTTTCAAAGCCATATTCACTGGCAAAATCTATAGAAGACGAAGCAAATACTGACTCAGCAAGACCGTATTCTTGGATGAAGTAGCAGATGGACTTTGCAGTACTCGCTTCAGCGACCATTTGGTCACCGTCGAACATCTGAATCATGGCGTTGTTTGCTGAAATAAAATCGATCATCTTTTCTCACTTTCTCTTGATTACATACATAATGTAACACTGATTCGGATCAGTGTCAAGGGCTTTTATAGGTAAATATGGAGGTTTTCGTAAACTCCATTACCACCATTATACAGTGTTGACGCATCAATCAAATGCATCTCACCATCTGACTCAACAGTGACCTCAAGATCAGTGCCGTACTTAGCACGTACACTTGTGATAGTACCTAAGAAGGGCGTACCCCAATAATTGCCAGTAACTTCTTTACCAGCGGCAGACCATACTGCTTCCATGAATAGTTTCATCTTACTCTCCTATAATGTTGTAGTCATAGTCTTGAAACACTCAAGCGCAAGCTTATCTTCTAAGCGATAAGCCTCTTTTTCCCAAGGAGCATCGAGGTACGATACATCATTGTACGCTTTCTTTTTCCACATAGTGTTGCCGTTTACATTGCGTAACTCACGGCGGGCGTACTGCTTTAAGTGAATCATTTCATGACACACAGTACTGATCAGATCGTAGAGACCCAGACCTTTACGAAGTGTGAGAGTGAACTCACGACCACGCTCATCTTCTTCCATGCAATACCCATAGGCATCGTCTAGCTTTTTGAACTCAACAGTGATGTCGAGCGTTCTGTGACGGGGTAGCATCTGCTTAAGACACCAGTTGACACACTCAAGAGCAATGTCACGCTCTGCTTTTTTACCACCTAAAACGTCAATACAATTCATCAGCAACAGCCTTTATCTCAATTTATGTATACATTATACCATATCTGAGCGGATTGTCAAGGGTTTATACCAAAATAAACCAAAAAAGATTTCGTTTTAAATCAATGACTTACGTGTCTGCTAGTCTTTTTACGTGATTTCTGTGTATTTTACAGTTGATTATACCGTTATAATACTCGCTAGAGAGCAAGACATCCCTGTCAAACTGCTCCTTTGCTTCGAGATAAGACATCTCACCCTTTGACATACACAGGTGCAATATCTCTCTATGAAAGTTAGAGGCGCCCAGTGTTTCCACGAGCGCCTTTACCTCGTCTGAGGACCCGTAATAATCCATCCAATCACTTTCTTTAATGACTGTACGTTTACGGGTTTTACCTTTTAGTGGTGGAAGTTTTCGTTTAGATTTAAACAACTTTTTTCCAACATACTTTTTGCTACTACTCAATTCACATATAACATATACAAAACCAATATAGTCTTCTATCATCTCACTAGTGAACTCAACGTTCTCATAATGCCACATTTATTTTCCTTACATTAAGGGGACCAATGCAAGTATATAGATGAATCCAAAAATAGTCATTAACAAACACTCAGCACAAATTTCAAAATCAACATTCTTTATAAACTTTTTCATTAGTTTTTAATCCCAGTCCTCTTCGTAGGGTGCGTCCTCTTCAAATTCAGGTAATTGTTCACCACATGATGGGCAGTACACCAATTCATCGTCCTCATTTTCAAATTCGATATGAAATTCAGTCTCACAATATGGGCACTGTGCATCAATTTTGTTAATCATACTTTTATTACCTCTAGTCCGCATTTATGAAGAAATTGTGTCCCGTCTTCATTTCGGTACTCATTTTTGTAGTATACTGTTTGTATACCGCTACTATATATAAATTTCGCACACTCGACACATGGGGCATGAGTAATATACATCGAAGCGTTTTCACCACTCTCATTGGACTTAGCAAGTTTGGCGATTGCATTTGCTTCTGCGTGAATCACCTCTGGTCTAGTCCTCATTTCATAGCCACCATCTTCGTACTGGTATTCGTCTTCGCATCGGTTATCCCAACCTGAGGGCATGCCGTTGTACCCAATAGAAATAATACGATTGTCTTTTACAACAATCGCACCTACTTGTAATCTTTTGGCTGTTGACAGAGAGGCGAACCTCTCTGCCGTATCTATGTACGCTTTATCCCACTTGTTCATACAGTTCTTTGTAACCTCCAATAGCAGTGCCATTGATTTTTACTTGTGGGAACGTTCTTGCATTTGGAAACATTTCAATAAGTTCATCACGTGAAAAAGACACTCCTAGCTTATGATAGATGTAGTCTAATCCCTTGGACTCACATACTTGCTTTGCTCTATCGCAATAGCCACAATTGTCTTTACCGTATATTTCGATCATAGAGAGAATCCCTTAAAAGTATCGCTACCAACGTCTTGCTTAGTACCACCGCTTACGTAGCTTGTGATTTCTGTTTCTTGTGGTGCTACTTGCACCTCTGCGCCACTGATCCATTTCTGCGTCCAAGGTAACGGGTTACTCTTTACACTGTATGGACTTTTCAAATTTACATTGTTCATTCTGCGTGTACAGATAAACTCAATGTAGTTTGACAGTAGTTCTGTATTTAGACCAATCATAGAACCGTCTTTGAACAAATATTCTGCCCACTGCTTTTCTTGATCTACAGCATCAACAAACATTTGAATGCACTCAGCTTCAGTCTCTTCTGCGATAGTAATGAAGTCTGGATCATCTTTCTTCAAAGTCTTTAGTAGCATTTGAGTAGAAGCAAGGTGAAGGTTCTCATCACGTGCAATCAGTTTGATAATCTTTGCATTACCTTCCATCTTCTTCAACTCA